AACCACACCAAGTATAATGGTGGACAAGCCGTCTGTAGTTTTCTCTAACATAGCAATGAATTCGTAAACGCGTGTTAAGATAGACCACAAACGTAAGCCCAATTGGGTTACAGCCTCTACTGCCTTAAAAATAAATTTAATAAATTTTTCGAGAGATGCCTGTATTTTAGGCATATTCGCATATAGCTTTTGTCTAAAAGCATCTGACTGCTTTGTCAACAAACCAAAGAATCTTGATCCGACAGACTTGTAAATAGCTTCAAGTGCGAACTTAGTTTTAGATAATGACATGTTAAGCTTTACAGATTCTTGAACCACTTTGGTGATATTAATACCGGCAGCGGAATAGGCTTTTAGAAGCTCCCTTCGCAGTATCAGAGCTTTATTTATGGCTGGGGCTATGATTCGATATTCATAGCCCATTTTCTCAAAACTCTCTGAGATATCAGAAATGCCATATTGAATAGCTGCGCCCATTGCTTTAGTGGCCGTAAAGAGCGCTGTAACTTTAAGTGTGGCGGTAGAGACGGCTTTGTTAAATTTAGCAAGTTCTGATTCGCTAACATCGAATCCGAGACCTACTAAAAATGATTTAATTACATCGCCGGTCATGTTTCGTTCGCCTTCCTATAGCGGTTTTCATTCTCAATTCTTACGTCTAAGGCCTCATTCATTTTCGCAATATCCACCAAATCGAGTGTGCAGTCCTTTAAGCTTTCGTATCTACACATTCCCTCAAGTGCTGGCCTCATTAACCAATCTTCTCCGTCTCCCATCTCAGCCCAAGTAACCGGCCTTTTTGTCTCTACTCCCCCAACTATTTTTGTTGAGGGAGTCCGGCGAAAAAACCAGAGAGATTAAACATAAAAGCCTTCCCAGCAATTTGTAGCAGCATTTGTAGCTCTATATCCTGCATCATTAACATGCTATCAGTTGACACCTTCGCCCAGTTGCCCGCGGATTGCTGAACCTCTACTGAAGACAGTAACCCAAATAAAACTCTGTTTGAGTCTTCATCAGATAGCTTTGAAAGCCCTTGCATGATCGGTGTAGCGACTTTTGCAAGATTATCTAGTTTTTCAGATTCTGACATTGACTCGATTTTTTCATTAGATTTTACATCTTTTAATGCCGGGAGAAGGTCCGCTAATAACGGAGAAATCCTACGCACGATGTGGAATTGTTTGAAGGCGTCGATCTTGTTAAGCTTAAATTTTCTTGTTCCTATTTCAAAATCACGTTCACTCATAATATACATAACCTCTTATGTGTGGTGCCCCCTTTCGTACACTCACTCGAGTGGAAATGGAGGAACCCAAACCACCCAAGCTTATGTTTTTCTAACGACTACTCAGGGACATTAATCTTACTAATTTCCAGTACCGAGTACTGAATTTGATTTAATTGCATCAAACGTCCACTCATTAAATCCGCCTTCTTTAGCGTATGTAAGAGTGGGCTTCTTTTTAAAAGCTGCCGCTTGAATTACTGTTAGATCGTTTCTAGCAGTATCAACAACCGTGATGACGTTTTGCCCCCACAGAGATGAACTTGCTGATTGAAGATCATACATCAGCATTAGCGCAGCGTTGATTGGTGAAGTTTTTAAAAGTCTAACTGTCACTGTACAAGCATCGCTTGCAACAAGTGAGTGTTGACCTTGTCCATCAGCACCAATGGTCATAACGTTTTTATCTTCAGTTGGCTCAACGGTAATACCCTCTTCAGAGACCGCGGCGCCGGCTGCGAGGTTTACAACTCCGCCGGGGCCTACCATTGTTGCAACTACGTTTAAGAATGAATATGTAGCCATCTATTTCTCCTTTAAATTATCTGTTAACGTCAACGATCACATCAAGTTCCTGGATCGCGCCTGCGAGTTTAATCGCAACTTGGATCGGAGGAGCTACACGAGTTTCACGATCCGATTGAGATTGTAGAGCAATCGGTTGAGCGTAAATGTAGTAACCTGTTTTTAAGAATTGACCCGGCTCAAGCTGTCCGAACCCATCAGCATTCCACACACCCGGCGCAACTAAGCCGTTATTAACAGCTTGATCACACGTAGCAGAAATCGCATTTGTTAATTGGTTAACGCCAGCATCTGTCTGTGGAACTTTCGTTTTGCTCTGATAAAGAACGTTGTAGCATGCATTTTGAATCGCATCTTGGAACCAATCAAGACCGTGGATCTCATCAATATACGCAGGACCCGACATCACACCATATTGAATGATGATAGTATCATTCACATAATTTACAAATACGTTACAGCGTTTAGCTTTAAGTGTAGTTGCTTGGTTCTCATCAAGAAGCTCCCCGGTAACGCCAGGTTCTTGTTTGTACATCAATGTAATTGTTGAGCGATTAGCATTGAAGTCTACAGAGAAAGCGCGACCAAAAAGCGAAGCGATCGCATAAGCGTTTTGGCTGTACTGGTTAAGTGATTGCTTGTAACCGCCGGCTTTCATTAAGCTTGCAAGATCGCTCGTAACGAGCGGACTTAAAACATTGGTGTTCGTAATCGTAACACCAAAGATCCGTTTAAGATCTAAAGCTTCAATGAAATCAGATACTGCTAGGTTTTGATTATCTGTTGGCTGAACTGATGCTTGGAACATTAATCCATACCAAGCTGCCGACTTATTAGCTAAAACCGCAGCACACTCAACTGGTGACTCAGCATCATATCCTGTAACAAGTGCTTGAGATAGAGATGCTGTTAATTTAAGCATTGCTGAAATGTCTGTGCCAGCACCAGTTGTCGCGTAACCAACACTTGATGGAACTGTTCCACCAGAGAGTGTAGCGCCCGAAAGCGTAATGTGCGAGCTTGACTTAGCTAGAGTAAAGGAGTTACCCGCAGTTCCTGCATCTACTGCCGTAACAGTAGTTACTAAACTTGTTGTCGCGTAAGTAGCTTCGATAATATTCGTATCTGTCGAAGCCGCTAAGAATGCCTGAAGGTTAGCACTTGTTGCTGCAACTGTAGGGCCTACAAGAACTTGATTTGCACCAGGGCTTGCTGCTACAAAAGTAAGCAATGTGCCATTTACAGTCAAAGTGTCAGACGCTATGCCGCCCGATAAATTCGCTCCAGAGATCGCTATATCTGTTCCAGATTTTGCAAGTGTATAAGCGTTTCCTGCAGTTCCATAAACTCGAGCTGTAATTGTAGTTACCGCTCCAATTGTATTATAAGTCATAAGCGCAAGGTTTACATCAGCACTTGCCTGTAAGAACGCTTGAAGGTTAGCCGCTGTTATAAACTCATCAGCACCGATCAGGACTTGGTTGCCTGTTGGCGAGCCCGTAACAAACGTTACAAGTGTTCCTTGAATGGTGACAGTGTCCCCGTTTGAAGGAGCTGCAGATAAAGTAATCGTGCCCGAAGCTCGAGCACCGAAACTTGGATTAGTATCTAGAGTAATTGTACCTGAAGCTTTAGCTCCAGCACCTGTTGAGCTACTAGTTACGATAAATTCGCTACCGTCCCAAGCAACAGACCCGCCAGTAAGAGAAGCGTTAATTACTGAAGCTACGCCGTTAAGGTTTGTAACTCCTGTGAAATCGAGTGCTGAAAGCGTTTTAGTAACCCCGTCAATTACGATAACAAATCCACCATTAGAAATGGCTGACCAGTTAGAGATCGTTTGCTCACTTGGTGAAAGGATGCCGCCGATGTTTTCGCCCGAAGTCGCTGTTCTAAGCCAGCGCCCGATCATGATAGTCTTAGGTTTTGGAGTTTGACCAAAGTAAAGAGCCGCCGCTTTATATTCCGGAGCATTTACGCCGAAATCAGCCGCTACACCTTCAATTGTTAGATAAGTTCTAAATCGCTCAAGTCCTGAAATAACGTCTGAATCTCCTGCTACCATTAACACACCAAATGATCGGCGTGCAGCTGCTAGAGGGCTTAAGTTTACCGTTACACGAACTAGTCTTGATACTGATAATCCCATGATTAAAGTCCTTTCAATGCTAGAACAACAGAGCGGGCTGCGCCTTCAGCTGAACCAGATTTAATTTTTAAGAATTGAATGCCTTGAAAATATTTAGGGTCGAGCGTATAGACGCGGCCCTGGGTAACTGTTACTGATACCACCGCATTTGATGCGTCATAAAGTGGCTGGTAAGTTCCTGCTAAAGTAGTTGCTACTTCAAAAGTAACGGCAGTTCCTGTAAATGCCGCTGGTAATGAAAATCCAACTAATGCCATGCCGCCAGTGCTGATAGCGCTACTTGATTGCTGCCCGCTTCCGATTGTTACAGTAACTGCCGGCTGAAAATAGCCTTGATAGCCTGTAACGATTGCTGCTCGAGCACTAAAACAAAATAAAGCCGTAATTAAAAATGTAATCAATCTCATGTGTTCTCCTAGACCGCTGTTTGCCAGTTCATTAAATATTCTTCATTTCCTACTACTGTGTGCACAGTGCCGTGTGCCTAAAGTATAGTAACAATCGGATACGTGCGCTGTATCTGTCTTCTTAAGAAAATGCTTGTTACCACTCTGTTAATAAATCTTTCATTTATAAGATCAGGTACGTGCATTCCTTTAGTCACTTCAACAAATCCCATATTAGCCGCGCTTAAAGCTTCGCGGTTATTTGGTATTTGAAACCCATCACGGATAAGACCATAAGTCTCCATCGCATCAGGACCATAAATTGAGCAAGCTACTTCAAGCGTCTCGTGACGCTGGTATATTGTTGCCCCATCAGCATCCGCATCTAAATATCCGTTTGCATCAGGTGCGCTATCAACAATACCGAATGCAATCCAATTTACTGGAAGATCTGGATTCTTTGGTGGAGCTATTTGCCAATTTGGTCTTACAAGTGTTCCATCAAAAGCAGAAACCCCGACAAGAACAGTTTGAATGAATTGATTTAAGTTCAAATGCCTTGGAAGTGGTACTGTTGTCGCGGGCTGCAAGTATTGACTCATGACGGCTGCTCCGCAATACAAGTCCCCTCAGTCCATCCTAAGCCCCAGTTAGTCCAATCAAGTACCGTCTGCACTTGATAACGATTTCCTTTAAATACTAACACGCTCGCATATTTGCCGGGCTCACTTGCTACAATTGGTCCTTTAAACCAGAAACTTGAAACGTTTGCTAAACGTAAAGCTTCAGGCAAACGTTGAAGAGTCTTACCACTTGCTGGCTGCACAGAACCAATGGTG